AAGAATGTGTGATGAAGATATTGTAGTTAGATTTATAGATTATTTTAAATTAGGTGCTATTACTACAAACTTACCAAAAAATACTAAGCACAGTAGATCATGGAAATGGACTGTATCTGGAGACAGGGCAATAGACGTGATGTTGCAACTTAACCAATTTCTTGGTATAAGAAGACAGGAGAAATTCAAAGAATGTTACCAGTCTTACAAGCAATCGCACCATTAGCAAAAATCTTATTTAATACAATAGATAAAGCAGTTCCTGATAAAGATTTAGCAGCAAAATTAAAGGCAGATCTGCAAACGCAGATGCTACAATCACACACACAAGAATTAACAGCAGCTGCTAGAATCATAGAAGCAGAAGCTAAAGCTGGATGGTTTGCATCTAGTTGGAGACCTTTATTAATGTACGTATTAATTTTTATATTAATATGGAATTATGTATTAGGGCCAGTAATTTTATTCTTTTTTAAAGCCTCTATAACTATAACTCTTCCAGGAGATGTGTGGACACTATTACAAATAGGTCTTGGAGGATATGTGGTCGGCCGCAGCGCGGAATCAGTAGCTAGAACAATGGCTAACAAACCACAATCAGCTAAAGAACAAGAAAATGGGTAATGAAATACCTAGTTATTTTATTATTGCTTTCTTCTTGCAATAATATAAATTCATCTAATATACCAGCTGGGCAATCTATAACTAAAAGGTTTATAATTGAATTTTAAAGATAAAGGGCCAAACGATTTAGAAAATATTATTTTTAAATTACAAAACCAAATTAAAAAATTAAAAAAGAAGCTAAAAAAATGATATTTAATTTAATAAAAAAATTTTCATCTTGGTTAGATTATTGGATCTGGAGACAAGAATTGAAAAAAAGAAGTAAGAGAAATAGTAAATAAATATATGATGGATATAAATACATTGCAATTTATAAGGAATTACGTGAGAAAACGTATAGAAGAAACCAGGCAAGATATTTGCTATGGTATAGACACGTTAGACAGGCTCCACTATGCTAAGGGCAGGCTCAGCGCTTTAGAAACGCTGCTACAGGATCTTAAAGACCTGCAACATAAAGAGGAGAGTATAGATGACGATAGTAGTACCAAATCAGAAATTAGTTCTTCCAACTAGTTCTTCTGACAAATCTGAAGACACATCAAAAAATAAAATACCTACAGACGCCAACGGCATTAAAGAGTATTTAGAATCCCTTCCAGAACCTATTGGTTACCGTATGTTAATACGACCATATGCTGGAGAATCTAAAACTAAAGGTGGTTTAATTTTATCGGAAAATACACAAGACACTATTGCTATGACAACCGTTATTGGAATCGTAGTTAAAATGGGTGATCTCTGTTATTTAGATAAAGAAAAATTCCCTACAGGCCCATGGTGTAAAGAAGGTCAATTTGTGATGTACGGTAGATATGCTGGATCTCGTTTCAAAACAAAATATGGTGAACACCGTATTTTAAATGATGATGAGATTATTGGTCTTGTTAAGCGTCCACAAGATATTCTTCACTTATACTAAAGGAAAAAACAAATGATAGATGAAAAAAAACTTCCAGAAGTGGAACTTGATCTTGACGATGTCAAAGAACAAGAAATACAAATAAAAGAAGAGTCAAAATCAGAGAAAAAACTACCAAGTTTAAATGTTGGTGAAGTTGATCTTGGTTATACAACTCATTCTAAAGAAGATAAAAAAGAAAAGGTTGAAATTGAACAGGCAGATGAAACTAAACCTGTTGAAACTAAACCAGTTGAACAATTAAAAACTACTGAAACTAAAACTGATGACTTATCAGAAATTTCAGATTCTGTTCAAAAGCGAATTGATAAATTAACTCGTAGATACAGAGAAGCTGAAAGAAGAGAACAAGCAGCTGTAGATTTTGCAAAAGGTTTGCAGAAAAAATACACAGACTACGAAAAGAAATTTGATACTGCTGATGGCAACTACTTGAAAGAATTTGATGCAAGAGTAAATGCTCAAAGAGAACAAGTAAAAATAAAGCTTAAAGCAGCTATTGAAGCCAATGATCCTAATCTGATCATGGAAGCTAACGATGAGTTAACGCAATTAGCTGTTCAAAAAGAAAAAGCTAAATTGCAAATGGCTGATCGTGAGATAAGATCTAAACAGCTTGAAGAACAAAAAATTCTTGAAGTTGAAGAAGCTAAGACAAGAAAAGAAAACGTTGTTATACCCAGACCTAGCGAAAAAGCTAAGGAGTGGGCCACTAAAAATACTTGGTTCGGGGATGATAAAATCATGACCCAAGCCGCCTTTTCAATCCATGAAGAACTAGTTGGCAGTGGTGTTGAAGTAGAGAGCGATGAGTATTATAATGAGATAAATAAACGTATGAAGGGACATTTTCCTCATAGGTTTGTTGTTGAACAAGAACAACGTAAGCCCGTCCAAGTTGTTGCTTCCGCTGGAAGAAAACAAGAGGGACGCAGAACTGTGAGACTCACCAAATCACAAGTTGCTATTGCTAAAAAATTAGGGGTGCCACTAGAAGAATACGCTAAATACGTGAAGGAGGCAAATTAGTATGAGCGATAAGGAAAATAAAAGATCTTCACGCGCGTCCGAAGAATTTAAGGTTGATAGAAATAAACCTTGGGCGCCACCATCATCTCTGGATGCACCACCTGCGCCAGACGGCTATGTCCATAGATGGATCAGAGTCGAGTCAATGGGTTTTCAAGATACTGCAAACGTATCTAAGAAAATGAGAGAAGGTTGGGAATTTGTTAGGTCCGAGGAAATTATAAGTAGATTCGGAAAAAACCAATATCCAATTATCCATGACGGTAAGTACGCAGGGTTGATCGGGGTTGCTGGCCTAGTGTTGGCTAGGATACCAGAAGAGATTGTTAAATCACGCGCAGAGTATTTCAAAAGAATTACTCAAGATAGAATTAACGCGATTGATTCAGATCTAATGAAGGAACAACGACCTGAGATGCCTATTAATATTAATAGACAATCTCGCGTAACTTTTGGTGGTGGAAATAAAAAGTAATCTTTTTATAATACCGACCAAAATAAATATAAACTATAAACAAGGAGTATAAAAAAATGGCAAACGTACTAGAAAAATTTGGTCTTAGACCATCTAGACAGCTAAACGGCAGCCCATTTATTAATGCTCAGAACAGATATAGAATATCAGCTAACAATACAACTGCGATTTTCCAAGGAGATTTAGTTATACCAACTACTTCTGGAACAATTACAAGATATGTTGCTGGAACTTCTACTGCTGTTGTGGGTGTATTCAATGGTTGCTTTTATACAGACCCAACGACTCAAAAACCGACTTGGAAAAATTATTATCCAGCAAGCACAAATGCTTCAGACATTACTGCATTTGTAATTGATGGTCCAAACACGGTATTTGAAATCAATGCAAGTGGTGTAATAGCCATTACTGGTCTGTTTTCGAACTATGACGTAGTAAATACAACAGGTAGCACTCAAACTGGAATATCTTATGTTCAGTTAGATGGCGGATCTGCAAATACTACGAACACGTTACCGTTAATGGCAATTGATATATCACAAGATCCACAAAACAGTGATGTAACAGCTACTAACGCTGACATAGTTGTGAGAATAAATAATCACTTCTACAAACAAAACCAAACAGGTCTATAAAATAGGAGAATAAAACTATGGCTATATCACGTTCACAGCTAGTTAAAGAACTAGAGCCAGGATTGAATGCACTATTCGGCCTGGAATACAACAGATACGATAACGAAGACGCAGAAATCTTTGTAACAGAAACTTCAGATCGAGCTTTCGAAGAAGAAGTTATGTTATCAGGATTCGGCACAGCGGAAGTCAAACAAGAAGGTGCTCCAGTAACATTTGATAATGCTACAGAAGCATACACTTCTAGATACACTCATAACACGATTGCTTTAGCATTCGCGATTACTGAGGAAGCTATTGAAGACAACTTGTATGATAGACTTGCTGCGAGATACACTAGAGCATTGGCAAGATCAATGTCGCAAACTAAACAAACGATTGCGGCTAACATCTTAAACAATGGTTTCAGTGCTTCTTACACAGGTGGTGATGGAAAAGCTTTATTAGCTTCAGATCATCCTCTTGCTAACGGTGGAACGTTTAGAAATATACTTTCTACTGCTGCTGACTTATCAGAAACATCACTTGAGCAATCTCTAATCGACATTGCTGCATTTGTAGACGAAAGAGGTCTAAAAGTTGCTCTACAAGGTAGAAAATTGGTAATTCCTAAAGAATTACAATTTACTGCTGAGAGAATCTTGAGAACACCTTTATCAACTACTGCAGGTGGTTCTAATGCGTTCGCGAAAAACGACATCAACGCTATGTTAAATATGGGAATGATCCCAGAGGGTTACAGAGTTAACCACTTTTTAACAGACACTGATGCATTTTTCATCATGACTGACGCACCAAATGGATTAAAACACTTTGTAAGATCGCCAATTAAAACGGCAATTGAAGGTGATTTTGATACTGGAAACGTTAGATTCAAAGCTAGAGAAAGATACAGTTTCGGCTGGTCTGACCCTAGAGGAATCTTCGGTTCTGCAGGAGCTTAAGAACTAATTATTATACTGGGGTGTTATTTACACCCCAGTATATCTAATGTAAAATAAAATTATGAAATCAGACGTTAAACCAGTTGTATGTGCAAGTAATTCAACTAATGCTGTATTATTTACAGGACCAACACGATTAAGAGGATATACTATTCAATCAACAGGCGTTTCTGGAACAGCAATTATTAATGGTTTAAGTAATTCAACTACTGTTTCTTCTTCAACTAATACACAAGTTTATATTCCAGTACAAAGTGGTGCTGGGCTTACACAAACATTTACAATTCCAGAAGATGGAGTTTTATATGCAGAACGTAATGGTACTGATATAATAGATGGAATTGGTGTTACTGCAAATACTTCTGCATTAATTATAACTTTATATATAGATAAATAGTATTAAAATGGCTGGCTTTGGTTCTCAAAAAAGAGGAACAGGTAAAGCTGTTAAAAAATTCGCCATCGGTGGATCATCAATATACGCATCCGCATATTTAGGAAAACCAGGATATACAGAAGCAGAAAATTTATATCAACAGTTTGATCCTCTTGGTCAAGCTGAATTAAAAGAAATTACAAAATCATCAAAAGAAGCATCAAAACCAAAAGAGGAAGAAAAAGAAGAACTTGCTAAAGGTGGAATGCCAGCAAGAAATAAAAAGAATTTTAGATCTACAGAAGCTGGCGCAGGAATGACACAAGCTGGAGTTAAATCTTATAGAAGAATGAATCCAGGCTCAAAATTAAGTACAGCTGTAACAGAAGATAAACCAGGTCCAAAAAGAGCAGCAAGAAGAAAATCATATTGTGCTAGATCTGCTGGACAAATGAAAATGTTTCCAAAAGCAGCAAAAGACCCTAATTCTAGATTAAGACAAGCAAGAAAAAGATGGAAATGTTAAGCTTGCAATGTCTTATTTAAATGCTAATATCCCTCCTATCTATTGCAAGATAAGGAGAGAATATTTATATGACTTACGAGAACATCAAGGAGAAGTTGAAGACTGTGTGGTATTCGGTTTGGGGAGTATTAGCGGGCGTGCATTATTGTTTCACTGCTTACTTACGAACGGTGCAATTTATTGGAGACTTCCTATCTCTGCTTTTATTCAAAGAGGAAGCGGCAGTACTTTGTATAAAGGACAGATGGAACATCAAGATCTCGAAGATCTTCAGTTATGGAATTCATTCAGTTATTATCCTAGCATTACTGTTTTTGATTTTTTAAAAGGTCAACGTTGCAAATATTTAGGAAAGGATAAAAAATTTATTCATGGAGAATATTTATTCACTGTGGATTGGGCACATCCAGAATCTAATATCTTGGATACTGAACATTCCGAAATACCTGATCAGCATAAGTGTGCTCACGTTTTGGCTCTTGATAACGGTAATTATGCAGCTCAGCCTAATAATCGTATTCTGTGGAGT